CTAAACTCAATGCAAGAATTATAAAACTTGCTTCTAACTTATTGATGAATGCAAAGAGTCTTGTAAACATTAAGTTTAAACAAAACTATACAGAGTTTCAACAATTACTTGAACCATTAGAAAAAGAAGCTAGTAAACAAGGTAAGAACGCATTTGATTTTATAGGAAGAATAACCCCATCAGGATTAAAACTTATTAATAAAATTGATCCTAAATTTTGGGCTCAACTTAAAGAAGCTTCTGAGAAAAAAGACGTTGATTTCTTCTTAAGAAACATAAACGTTGATAAATATAACAGATTAGCAAAAGAAGAAATTAATAAAGGAATACAAGTTATAAACGATACAACTTATTCATCTGAAGAAGAAGAAGATGTACGTATAAGAGAATTCAGAATAAGTAAACTAAAAGACTCCCTTGATATAAACAGAGATTCATTTAATGGATTCAATAGATACGAGTTCAAAAAACTAGTTAATCAAACATTAAAAGAAGACAAGTTATATTCTAATGAGTTTAGAGAACTTATTAAAAACAAGCCTGCATATGACATGTGGCAATATTTCACTGCACTTAATAATAAAGCTAAGTTGCTTGGATATATTTCAGAAAAAGAAACTTCCTTCTTCCCATTAATAGAAGCTACTACAATTCAGAAGTTTGCAAAAAATAAAGACTTCTTAGGTCAAGCAAGTGAGAGTTTTTGGAAAGATCTTTATCAAACAAGAATTAACGAAGAACAAAATCTTTCTAAGATTGATCCTGAGACAGGAAAGGTTAGAAAAGAAATTCCTAAATACTTTACCAAAACAGACAAAGATGTAAGTCAGCTATCTACAGATCTTAATAAAGTGGGAGCTATGTGGATTAAATCATTATTGGAGTATGAGAAGTCTGCAAACATGGAAGAAACTATGCAGACACTTCTTGCTGTTGAAAAAGCAAAAGGTTCATTAATGAAAGATCAAGAAGGTAGAATCATATTTGATGAACAAGGTCCAAAGGTAAATGAAGCAGAAAATAGAAATGCTATTGTATTAGAAACAATCATCGATGATGGACTATACAAATTAACAGAAGACTTAGGATCTTTAGGAAATATTGGAATTGGTAAAGTTGGAGAGAAGCTTGGTAAAACAGAAGAAGACAAATCAAAGAAAGCAGTTAACATTAAGAAAGGACTTAAGAATCTTGATACATTAACTAGAGCTCTTGCTGTTGGTCTTAAACCTCTTATTGGACTTGCAAACTGGGCAGGTGGTCAGTTCCAATCTTACATCAATGCTGGAGGAATGTATCGCTTTAGAGAGTTTGAGAAAAACAATGGAAAAATTAGTTTACCTTTTGGTAAAGGATTGTCAACTATTGAGAAAGGTTTATTAGATTTAATTGTTCCATTGAATGATGACATTGTTACAGAAGAAGCAAGAAGAGCTACATGGGAGAAAGGTCAGTATGCTAAATGGTTAGGTACATGGACATTCTCTGACACAATGATGATAACTAACTCATTTGGTGAGAAGAAATTACAATTTGCTAATGCAATGAGTTTTAATGACAACTCAATGGTTGTAAATGGAAAGATTGTAAACATTAGACAATTTATAAAAGCTCAAGATAGAGCAGCTAAATATGATCTTTCTGAATCAGCAAGAAAGGAACTTGAAAAAACATTTGAAGAAAGAGTTCAAGAACTTAAAGAATCTTCTTCTTTAGCTAAGGTTGCTAAGATTGAAAATGATAAACTTGTTATTCCTGGAGTTACTGATGAAGAATTAGCTAAGTATAGAACTACAGTTATTGAGTATGGTAGAAAGCTTAATGGTCAAATGAATGAAGACAACAAAGCTGGCTACAGAAGAGATACAATCATTTCATCATTTATGATGTTTAAGACATGGATTCCTAAATTAGTTTCTGAACGTGGAATGGACATTACTAAAAATGTTGAACTTGATGAATGGGAATATGGTAGAGTTAGACTTTTCTTTAAAACTTGGAATCAATTAGGAACAAGAAATCTTTTGAAGATGCGTGAGATCATCAATGGTACTGATGAAGGTTTACGAATCTTAGATGAAATGCTTGAAGCAAAAAAAGATGATTACTATAAAAAAACTGGCCAGGTTCTTGAGATAACCACTGAGGAGTTTTATGATCTTGTAAGAAAAGAATTAACTAATGAAATGAAAGAGTTAAAACTTTTATTAATTGTTGCTGCAATGATGTTTGCAGCTGCTGCTGCTGAACCACCTGAAGATGCTGATGATCAAACAAAAAATTTATATAAATTAGCTGCTAGAGGATTGCATAAAATTTCTGATGAGATTACATTCTATTATAACCCTGTATCTTTTGAAGGTATGACTAAAGGTTCTGTACTTCCATCATTGAATATAATTACAAAAGCAATGAGAATCTTTAATGCAATAGGTAAAGAGATGGAAGATCCTGACAAAGCATATCCAATGAAGTATTTCTTTGCAATGATTCCTGGAATTTCTCAATTTCAAACTGAGATACTTCCTTACCTTTATCCTGAACTTGCTAAAGAAATGGGCATCAGAGTGAGTGCAGAATCAAGAAGACAGTAATAGCTATATTATGGCATTTATTTACATCTTAGATGCCATATAATATATATAAATTGTTACATTTGCTTACTACAAATTAATCGTTTTTATCAAGGGAGAGAGTGGAAAACTAGTTACAAACTATAACATCATTCTTAAATGAGAACATTTCTTTTACAATTACTAGCAGCCTTACTCTTATTCTTTGCGCCAATTCAACAGTTAGTTATGGTCGTAGGTATAGCAATCATGCTAGACACATTCACAGGTATTTATAAATCAGTTAAATTGAATGGATGGAGATCCATTCGTAGTAGAAAGTTGTCAAATATAATAAGCAAACTGGTTCTTTATGAGGTGTCAATCATTCTCCTCTATCCAATTGATAAATTTTTATTGAACGAACTGTTGCTGAACATTGTTTCAGTTCAATTCTTTTCTACAAAAGTTGCATGTGTTCTTCTTATTCTAGTAGAGCTTACATCAATTAAAGAGAATGTAGAAGCTGCTCTTAAGATTAATATCTGGCAGATTTTAAAAAGAACAATCAACAGAGCAAAAGAAATCTCCCATGATGTAGATGACATAGCCAATCCTAAATAATATATTATGGATAGTCTAGAAGGATTTATTCCAAAATTTTTAAAAGGAGGATGGATTGTTACGTTAATTGGTGCTGCAGGAATGATAGCAAGACTGGCTGTATCTGAAGAAGAGAATGCCATGAATACAATAATCAAGAACATATCTGCTGCAATGATTGCATCTAGCATCTCTTGGTTCATATTAGAACAGTTCGAAATTAATTCAATGATTAAAGCAGTGACATATGGACTTGTTGGATTAAACTCACCAGAACTATTAAAAGGTATAACAAAAATATCTGGTGCGTTCTCTGAAGATCCTGCAAAGTTTATAGCCAATGCTAAGAAAGGTAAAGTTACATCAACTAAAAAACCTGTAAGAAAAAAACCTATAAAGTAATGAATAAGAATACTTCATTAATAGCACTAACTCTAATTATGTTATCAGTTGCAATCTATGGTAAATGGATTGAAGTGAAGATATCAGAAAACGCACGAGCTATCATAGAAGATAGATTAAAACCTCAACCATGGCTATCAAGAGCTTTTGATTACTATGGTACACCTATAGAAGCAAACTTTGTAAATAAAGAATTTTCAGTTGACAAGTTAAAAGAAAATCTTGATTATATAAAAGATTGGAAAAAATCAAGAGACAGTGTGTGGTCAGCATACATTGCTACTGAAATGGTTCCTGAAGAACAGAAAATTATTGATAAAGTAAACGAGGATACAAAAGAAGTTGATGCTATTATAGAAGACATTATAGAAGATGTTGAGAACAATAGGAACTTAGAAGAAGTAGACTCTATAATTAAATCAGGTGTTATAGAAAAGAAGATAACACCAATCATGGATAACATTAACCTACTAATTGATTTACAATCTACAGAAGGAGAAAAGTTAGCAGATGATATGAAGGTTACAATGTATACATTTTCAAACTTCATGATAGGAGTGTTATCGTTATCTTTTATCTTATTAGGTACATTGATATATGATTTTATAAAAACAAAAAGAGAAGCAGCTAAACCTGTAAGAAAACCAAGAACAAAGAAACCAGTTAAACGTACAACCACTAAAAAGAAATAGGTAAATGGGATTTTTTAAAGAATTAGTAAGTGATGACAATTCAATAGATGAGAAAGCATTTGTTGGTGTCATTTCATTTTTTGCAATGGTATTTACATTGTTAGTAGATGTAGTTACAGGGATATGGGGCAAAGAGTTAATCATCAAACAATTTATCTTTGATGGATTTATGACTCTTACAATGATCTGTTTTGGTATAGCCACAGCAGGTAAAGTATTTAGTATGAACAAACAAAAGAAAGAACAAGATGCAACTGAGTAAACACTTATCATTAGCTGAAGTTACAAGAAGTGATTCAGCAAAAAGAAATGGAATAAGCAATGAGCCTACTCCAGCACACTTAGAAAACTTTAAGTTATTAGCTGAAAAAGTATTTGAACCTATTAGAGAACACTTCAAAGTTCCTATTCATATATCTAGTGGATATAGAAGTGCTGCATTAAACAAAAAGATAGGTGGATCACTTACATCACAACATTGTTCTGGTGAAGCAATTGATATCGACATGGATGGTAGTGCAAGTGGTGTTACCAATAAGCAAGTTTTTGATTTCATTAAGCAACATCTAAACTTTGATCAAATGATTTGGGAATTTGGTACAGATTCTAACCCTGACTGGGTACACGTATCATACGAATCAACTGGTAAACAACGTAAGCAAGTTTTGAAAGCTGTTAAACAAGGTGGAAAAACAAGTTATGTACCATATAAGTAAGTTCATAAAACAACAATGGTTAGGAACCATCCTAATTATATTATTCATTCTGTTCTTGGTTTATGGAATAGGAAAGAATAGTGAGTTACAAAAAGAAAAACAACGTCTTGAAAAAGAGATTGAAGTGCTTGAGCAAAAGGAAGAACTACACTGGAATAAACTTGACAGTTTAAAAGTTAGTGAGAGCACTATAATTAAGAAAGAAAAAATATTAATACAGATACAACATGACACAATTAAGATTATTGATACTATGTCTGTTAGTGAGCTTCAAAAGTATTTCACAAACAGATACAATAAAAAAGATAGTATTAGATGAGAGAGTTGGTAGAGAAGTTGTTAAAGACCTTGTAAGAGGAGATATCTGTAGACAGCTCTTATCACTTGCTCAAGAGAAGAATGATGTTCTTAAAAAACAAACTATTGAACTATATTCAATCATTGCAATTAAAGATAGCATCATCTCTAAAAAAGATGAAATAATCACTATACAAGACAAAGCTATTGGCTGGTGGAAGAAACCTGAACTTCATGGATACTTAGGAGTTCAAAGTGTAAATGCCACTATAGTTAATCCATATTTATATGGAACATTATTACTTGAATTTCCTAAATTTAGTTTAGGAGCACAATACTTTGTACAACCAAACAATCCATCAGGATATGGATTTATTGTAGAATATAACTTATTTTAAAACCAATGGCAAAACAAACCAACACAGCAGAAAAGATTTTAAAACCTACGATCAGTCGTCCTGGTGTACACGCAAAAGCAAAGACATCAAAGTTGAAATCTAGCAAACTATACAAGAAATTAAATAAAGGACAGGGATAATGGATTGGCAATTAGAAATATCATTTCATTGGCCACACGATAGACTAGCAATAGGATTGGAAGTCCTACACCCTGATGAGAAATTTGATTATACATCATATGTTCTCTTTCTTGGTTTCATAACAATAACATTAGATATAAATTAATATCTTTGATAACTAATAAATTATAAAGAAATGGGAATACCA